TCTCTCTTCCCGTGCCGAGATAAAAAGCTGTAACTGAATAAGTTGCAGCTTTTGTCCGTTTATAGGTCGGACAAATCTCGGACAAATGATTTTCACGATGTCAAACCATACTACGCTTTCGGATTCGAAAAACGTAGAAAAAAATGTGTTTTTCACGAAGAAATAACGCCTCAATTAGTAGTGTAATTTCGTACACAGAACCCAAGTTACATACCGGGAAAACCTGGTACATCGACTTCACAGCATACGACCCGCTGGAGCAAAAAATGAAGCGGAAGAAGTACATGCTGGATGGAATCCCCAAGCTGACCGACCGGCGTCGTCGGGCAAATGAAATCATTACAAACCTCAATGTGAAGCTGCGCTCCGGATGGAATCCGTGGGCGAACGTGGAGAATTCACGCCAGTACACACCGTACATAGATATTATGCAGAGGTATCATCTATATCTAGGTAAGTTGTATTCAGCAAGAACCATTAAGGAGAATACTCTGAAGGATTATGAAAAACGGCTGCGGGTATTTGAAGACTATACCTCGAAGCATATCCCGGCGATTGTTTACGCATACCAGATTGACCAGTCATTTATCTCCGACTTTCTGGATTACATCTTGCTCGACCGGGATTCGTCGGCCAGAACCCGGAACAATTACCGCACCTGGTTATCGTCCATGTGCGGATGGATGGTTGAAAAGCAGTACCTGGTGAGTAACCCCGTCGAGAAAATCCGCCAGCTGGTGGAGGATGAGAAGAAACGCACAGCTTTGTCGGTACCAGACATTCACAAACTGAAGAACTACCTAAAGAAAGAGAATCCTTATTTTTTGTTGTTGTGCCAGTTTGCATACTACACCTTCATTCGTCCGGACGAAATATCCAATATCAGGCTGTGTGATATTAACTTGAAGGAACAGCAGGTGTTTGTCGGGTCCAGCATCAGCAAGAACCGGAAGGACGGCATGGTCGGACTGAATGATTCGCTCATCAGGTCTATGCTAGACCTTGGCATCTTTAATTCTCCAAATGATTACTACCTGTTCGGTAAAGGCTTCCGTCCATCGCGCGAGAAGGTAACCACACGTGTGTACCGGAATTACTTTAACAAGGTTCGTGCTAAATTGAAGTTTCCGGACAGTTATCAGTTCTATTCGCTGAAGGATACCGGTATCCGCGACTTGGCCAATGCTGAAGGAATTGTTGTCGCTCGTGATCAGGCCAGGCACTCGGATGTATCAACCACGAATAAATACCTGAAGGGCTCTAACATGACGGTACATGAGGAAACAAAGCATTTTGAAGGGAATTTTTAAGGCCGTTTTTGTTTGTCAGTCGGTTAGATAAAATATTCCTTCCGCTATTTTATCAATGCCTTTAGATGAAATATTGTAATGTATTTCTTTGCAGTAATATTTTTTGTTCCCAATCAAAAATATTCTATTAAGGTCATAGATTTGATTCGCAATAAATCGGAAGCGGTATTCAACGGTTGTGTCGATTACCTTTTTGTTTTTGTACACAGCATTGTATAAGCCATTATCACCATAAAGGACAAGACTATAGTCTGGAAGTATAATGAGAGACTGTGAATTTGTGAAACCGATAGGTTTCGTCATGAAGTATTTGTCAAAAGATGACATCGGCATTTTGTCCCAGTATTGCTCCGGATGGGAGCCTGGCCCTTTATTCCATGCTGTACATATACCGTAATATATTCCTACATAGAGTTTGTCAGGTATATCACCTTCTATATCTCCGCTACCGTTAATCAGATCATTAATAGCCTGACTTTCTGCTTCCGACCTTACTTTTTTTATTGCTGTACCCAATAAATATCTCGCACCTGGCTCACTGTACACTTCTATTGTATCCACTTCTGCCGGTATAATATCAAATGATGTCTTATTCTGGCTTGTTGCATCACCCGCATCTCTTAGCCTGTCAATCATCTTCAATCCTTTTACGGTTTCATCGTTTGAAGTAAATTCACTTACTACAAAATCCAGATTATAGTCTGTTGAGTTCAATATATAAGGTCCTGAATAATACTGATCGTAGTTTGACTCAAAATCCTGATATGATTCTTTAGTCTCAATGATACAAATATCTCTAATTCCATCCTTTAGTTTAAGATAATTGTAGTAATCTTCGCTCGGAAGATTATAGGATACATTTTCGTAGGCATACGAATAGCTTGTATCCGTGTCATATACCTTTTCCAGGTCATTGTCTATCACTTCGTCCAAGTATATTATCTCTGCGTTTTCGTAATACTTATCCATGTTAATGATGTCGTAAATCCCTGTTATCGAATTTATCGAAACGACACATTTGAAAAACTTTTCTATTTGTTCTATAAATTCATTGATGGTCCAATCGGGAAGTAACTCTCCTGGTGCGGAATCTTTATATGGATTAGCTACGAAAATGCGTTGCCATGTAGGATCTGTTTCAAGCTCATTTATACCTTTAGTGAAACCCAATTTTTGTAGTAGATTATCGATGTAATACAGCAAATAATATTGTGGAGCAATGTTGTTTACTCGTTCAAATGTTATGTTTTCTCCGACTCTCACCAGATTAAGTTTGCTTGTATTACCATCTTTATCTACATAGCTAATGATCGGTGTGAAGGTCGCATTAAATTGTGGATATGTGCCAAATAATGTATTGATGGCTGTATTCGGGTCCAGCGTAAACTTGTCAAAGTTTATGCTTCTTATGCTGTTCTCTCCACCCTCATAGTTTAGTTGTGAGTTACCAGCAATGATTTGTATTTTGGCGGTGAAGGAATCTATCGAAAGTATAACTTCAATACCGTTGATGGCGCATAAACCGTCTGTGATTAAAACGGCTTTTCGATTATTTATACGTTGTGTGACATCAGCTCTGTTGATGTTTTTGTAAATGTTTCGGTTGGTAGGATCATGCAAGTCAATTTCTATTTCATAAGTGTAGGAACCTACTCTTGTGAAATACGGATTTTCTGTAATCAGTTCAAGTTCAAATTCGCTTGGTAGTTTTACTTCTTTTGAATCGATATATAACTGTGTCATGATTTGGTATTTCGGGTTACGTTATTCTTCATTCTTTCAGCTAAACTTTGGGCCTCGTTGATACCCATCCGTCCTGTTGCCTTTGTGTAAGTAAATATGGGTTCATTTAATCTTTTGATTAATTTGTCTATGCATCTTATGTTTTGAAGCATGATTGCTTTTGTCTCATTATCATTGTCATTTGCTTTTTGATAATAGTTGTTAGTCGTTGTTCTGTCACTAGTAGAAAGAACTGCTGACACATCTTTTGCTGTAAGGCTGCCGATTGTATTGTTTCTCTGTGCCTGGTCTATTAGGTCGAGAACTGGACGGATGGCTGGATTTTGGACGGCGTAACGGTTGGCTACAAACTCACCGGCATGTACTATACCTTTGGGCTCGTCGTGTCGTCCTGTTCCTGTATATCCTCCTTCTTCAAAACCGCTTATAATCGCTTTTGCACTTTGAAAAGCAGCCGTGATTAGCGCTATTTCAGCGGCAGCTTTAGCAATACCTATGAAACCTAAGGTGGCGATATTTTTCATTTGTGTTTCTGCTATATACGCAATCATCATTTTTTGTAGACTATCCAAAATAATGTTCAATGTTGATTTCATAAAGTCACCCAAAGACGTTTCGGAGTCTGTCAGCATTTCTGCGAATGCTTCGCCAAACTGTTGCCCTATATTCTGTGCAAATGAAAGCTGCTCTTTTATCTTGCGCTGATTTTCTTCATAATTTTTACGGGATTTTTCAAGGCTTTCCTTTTGTTTTTTGTCTATGATCTCAGCTTTCTTTTCTTCGGAAATTTCAGAAGAAGAAAGTACTTGGTCGTAATACTCGTTTTGAATATCGAGTAGCTGCTGGTGGTATTCCTGTTCTGATGAAAGACCTTCATAATGCTTCTGTGCCGCATTTTCAATCTCCAGCTGGTACTGTTTTTCCAAACGGGTGAAGGATTCTTCAGATGCTTTGTTCTCCTCTTCTTCATCCAGCTTGTTGCACTCTTCTTTGTACTTAATACGCATCTCAAGAACTTTTTGCTCGAGCTGCTGACGTTTTTCCGGTTCCATGCCGGCAATGGCCAGCATATTCTCGAGGTGACGCATCTCAAGGTCCTCCATGAAGCGGGTGTATTCTTGTTGTGTCATTTCGTCGCTGGCCAGATACGATTTCTTCAGGTCGGACAGTTCATCGTAGTATCGTTTGTTCTCAGCCGTTACTTGCGGATTCTCCTTAGTGGTCTTAACAGTCTTTTGGTTAGTAGTGACCGTGGTTGTCACATTCGTACTCTTTTCTTCTGGAATGGAACTGATAATCTGCTTCAAGGCTTTTTGACGTTTGTCAAGCTCCAGCAAAGACTCAGCTTTATCTGCTGCCTGGTTATCTAAGGAATGAAGTAACGCCTTACGCTGAGACTCGTCAACGTCAGTACGGGCTTGGATTAACTTTTTCTGTTCATTATAATATTTGCGGTATGCGATAACCTCTTTTGATAACTTATCCTCGATGATGGCCAGTTCGGACTCTGCATCCGATTTCAGTTGCTGGCGCTGACGACCATTCAAGGCATCGATATTTTTATACCTGTCTTCGATACTTTTATACTTCTCCAGTTCTTCTTGTGTGCGTTGCAGTTCTTCATTGTATTTGCGCTGCGCCTCTGTGGCTGCGTCGGTGTTAGGTATCAGTTTGGTGGAGATGTATGTTACCAGGGCGGTGATACCGGCTAAAACCAGTCCAGCTGGATTTAACTTCAACACTTTGTTAAATCCGCTGGTTGACACAGTCGCTACCTTCACAATGAGGTTGTAGGCTTTTGTGTAGATTGTAGCCGCATTGACAGCGATGTTATATGCGGCCAGTGCGGAACCAGATGCTATCAGTACCGATTTATATTTGATGCACCAGTCAATCAGGGTAGGGAGGGCCACGATGATTTTCGTGGTCCAACCTGTAAGCAATGACAACGACGGATTAAGCCGCTCCATCAGTTCGATGCCGGCCTCTTTGATGCTGTTGCGGTACTGTGCCATCTTCGCCTCGTTGGTGTCGGAGTTAATGGCGGCCTGTTCCATGGCGATGTTGGTATCCGTGACGGCTTCTGTGTATTGGCGTACTTTATCCGCATTGTCTATCAGGATGGTGGCGGCCGAGTAGGCTTCCTCACCAAACATAGTTTGGATCTGTGCCGCTGTAAGAGATTTTTTATTCAGGTTCTCGAGTGCGGTTTGCAAGCCCACTACCTTCGGGTTGGTTTCGTCCGGTCCGGTTTGCAGTACCAGGAAGAATTTACGGAGTGCGGTACCGGCCGGCTCTGCCTCCAGTCCTTTCTCGGCCAGCATCTGGATGGTCCCTTGCAGCTGCTCGATGCTAACCCCTGCACCGGACGCAGCCACGCCGGCATTTTTGATGGCGGCGGCCTGGGCGGAAACATCGGCTGCACCTTCTTTGGAACCGGCGGCCAGTACGTTCACATAACGGGCTGCCTGGTCGGCTGATTCTCCGTACATATTGAGAGATACGGTGGTGGCTGTCACGGCATCCTTCAGGTCGATTTTGGCGGCAGCGGCCAGTCTCATAGCTTCGATGGTGACGGCGTTCAGGGCTTCCTTGTCTTTTAGTAGCTCCGGTTTCTTGGAGCCGATGAGCATGTACGCCTGAAGGATTTCGTCGGAAGACTGTCGGATTCGCAATCCAGATTTGTCCATGGTAGTGGATAGTTCCTCTGCCTGTTTGGTAAGCCACTGGATAGATTCATCGTCCAACCCGGTTAATGCCTTCAGTTCTGCCTGAGAGGATTCCTTTGAGTCGCGGTTGTTGCGAAGGGTATTCAATGCCATTGACACGCCGGTAATCGTGGCGGCTCCCGTCGCCAACAAGCCGCCCCATTTTGCAAAACCATTGTTGAAACGGGACAACCAGCCTTCTGTCTCCTGTACTTCCGTCTTTATCTTTTGAAGTTCGGCTGTCACCAGCTTTGCCTGCTGCTGGTAGTATTTCCACTCGGCGGACCCTCGTTTAATGTAACCGCTATTCAGCTGGCGGTTGATGGCTGTCAGGGTGGCACGAAGTTCTTTCGGCGTGGCTTTGTCAAGGTTATTCATTACCTCGGTAAGCGCCGTAGTATCTTTCTTCAGCGTCTTAATCTGTGCTTCCGTTTTGCGAAGTTCGAAAGTGACTTGCTTGATTTTAGATGTATCACCGGCTTCGTAAGCATCTGCCAGCTCCTTTTTTAATCCGGATGCAATCTTTTCCAGATTCTTAAGTTCCTGCTTCGCTTCTTCACCGTTTACGCGGACTTCGACGGTTGCTACCTGGTCTATAGCCATATTATTTCTTGTTTAAGATTACACGAATTTTGTACACTGCAAACAGTACAAAGAGAATAAGCACTACGATGGTGAATACCATGCAGAATTTCTGCCAGGGGGTAAGACTCCTTTCCACTTCAACGGTTTGCACTGTTTTTTGAATGATTGTACTGTCTTTTCCTGGAATGAATATCGTATCTGAAGGCACCTTGAAGTCTGCCATCAGGTTTCCCATTGAATCCAGTTTGAACTGTAGTCGTGCGTTTTCGGACAGTGCCATGTCTAACCAGGAAAGGACGACACGACCGTTTGAATCACATTCAAGCAAGGCTCGGATGGATGCGGAGTCTGCCGGACGGAATACCGGTACCAGTTTGTCATGCACGATGATTTGCGTGTGACTGTCTGAAGTAAGGTGCTTCCCGGATCTGCATCCGAGAAACACCGAACCAGAAACACAGAAGAAAAGAAGTATGATTAAAGCTCTCATAACAATGCCCATCCTTTCTCCACTTCACTCATCACAGCGGGGACGCCATTCTCGACCTGAGAAATGGCGGCCGCGAAGGCGCACATGGTTGTCTTATCCTCCACATCCGGGACATAGGTTGTCGGTACCTGCATCTCCTTGCATACGCGTGAAATATATCCGGATGTGTTGTTCTCTGTTCTGGGGGCCCATCGGCTGATGAAGTCTGCAATCGTCTGGCATCCGTATTTTCGGCGGTAGTTCTGCAGCAGCTTGATTAATGCCCGGTAACCGTGTGCCATGTCTTCGAATTCTTCGAAGGTCTTGTCTTGTTTTTTAGATGCAGGAACCTCACCCTGCCAGTCGGTTGCATCTGAGTTGCGGATGTTGCCTGGGTTATTGTTACGCAGGCCACGTGGTTGCTGTTTCATTTTTTTACTCCTTCTTTAATTGTTTTGATAATCTTGTGAGCTTCGTCCGGTGTCGCACATTCCATGATCCGGACGGCCATGTCTGCGACTTCGGCCGCATGACTTTTTTTCTTGCGAAGATTTTCAATGATGGATAAACCCTCGACGATCATTACGCCCAGTGTCCCGATAATTGCTCCGTAGGGGAGATTATACCAAGGGAAACATAATCCGAGAATATCAATCATGATGAAGAAAAGAAGCAATCGGAAATAATCGACGATTTTAGTTCCGGTCTTACGCAGTGGTCGGCTACATATCTTCTCTTTGTTTGCTCTTGCCGCGTCAATCCCTGTCCATAAATCCAGCATACAGACACAGCATATCAGTATTAGGCAGATGAAAATAATTGTCACGCCGGAGCGGATGTCTTGTGTGATAAAACCTATATATTTTTCCATGTTTATTTTGTGTTCTTTGGTTTATTCTTATTGAATAGTTATTTTACGATGTAGCGAACCCAACCAAAATAGTCCCCATTTTCTAAGTAATTGTTATCGTATTGATGTGTGTATGCTTCGTTTTCAAAGCTGATATGATTGTAAGCCTTCTTACGTTTGATGAGCCATTCTAACCCATATAAGAGGTAGAACATAAGGAAAGAAAAAGAGAACCACCACGATGATATATCTGCAAATAAAACCAGTGCCCAGATTACTGCTCCACTGGTTATCATACATTCAATCCACTGCCGAACGTGAGTACATTCATGATTACGGACGTGCTGAGCCATCTCCTCTTTGTTCTTGCATTTTGTACACACCCATGCCGCGATTGTGATTGTGTCGAATCTTTCAGTTAAGAAAGTATTTGCAATCCAACTGTTGTAACGAATTCTTTTCATATAATTTCTTTTTATTTCAAAATTAAATTGGGGACAGAACGCATAAAAAGACACTGCGGTAGAACATGGGTAGAAATAGGTAACTAGTAGCCCTATTTCTACCAATGTTCTACCAGAATTGATAAGCAGTCCTACTTTTATATTCTTTCCTCCCAATTTGTAGCTTAGCTGGTTTAATATTAATATATTTGCACAGTGATTAATGTTTAAAAACTCTATGTTTTATTAATGGATAAATTAATATGGTTAGGAAGAAAAATAAACTTTTAATAAGCCTATTGTTCTCATTGGCAATGAATCTAATTTTAATATATTTTATTCGAGACAAGATTGTCAATAAGTACAAACAGTATTTTTGTGAAATACCATACAATCCAAAAAGTAGACCTGATTATTGGTGCATACAAGGATGGAACAATACACTCAAGAAAATGGACATAAATTGTGATGTTTGTTTTTTCGGTCACTCAATTATATATGGCAGTGATTTTAGAAAATACTTCCCGGACAAATCCATAATTAATTTAGGATACCCTGGTGATAATGTGGACGGTATGATGCTTAGAGTTCCACAAATAGGTTACGTACATCCTAAGAAAGTATTCTTAATGTGTGGATCAAACTCTTTAAATATGGATGATAAATATTTTTATTATGCATATAGCAATTTGGTTGATTCTATAAAAAATCAGATCCCAGGTAAGGAGTTGATTCTACTGAACATCATACCCATGCGAGATCATGAAAAAAACGTCATAATACGTAGACGAAATAAATTCTTAGAAAAATTTGCAAGGAAAAATAATATTCAATATGTGAATTTGTACAAACTTTATGTTGACAATAAAGGGAATCTTATAGATAGCCTGACTATCGATGGCGTTCATTTAAAAGAATTTGCCTATGGAAGATGGGCTGATGCTATAAAGGAGTTCATGTAATAATGCCTATAGTACAATATAAAGATATAAATGAAGTAGAAGGGAAGCATTACTCATGGTGTGCTTCCCTTATTAGAAAGAATCACAAGGTATTTTAGTAGAACGTCTTTATCTTATGTAAGTAAGTAATTTCCCGAATACATATCTCATTATCATTTTTTGAGTCTCAGCATTCGGATGAACATTCTCCTTGCTTCCATCATCCGATACTTCTGAAAGTTTCCAAGTCTCTCCAAACTGGTCTAGCCCGTTTCTAAGATTCAATTCCGAAAATAAATCTAATATTGGAATATTAAATGACTTGGTTATTAATTTAATTTGTTCATTCATTTCAGAAACTGTAAATGAATCCGGCCTATCATTACGCGGAACACAAGTCATAACAAATATTCTCGCTCGCCATGAGCATCTTCGTATGGCAGTTTCAAGGCTATATCTAAATCCATCACATATTGTACTAAAATTAGTGGTATTATTTATTTCATCTAATTCCTCATAGGTTTTATTCATTGTTTCTTCACAAGTGCCTAACTGGATTGAACCATTATAGTCATTAGTACCTCCCATCATTGTAAATATTCCGCTAAATCCTTCAGGTAATCCTTCTTTTATTGCTCTATTTATTGAAAATGCATACGAGCCATATACTGATGATTGTGTATATGAAGCTCCGGGGACAGCAATGTTTTTATATGACTTAAATCCAATTTGCGCATTTAACAAGTTAGCCCATCCCTCGAATTTTTCAACTCCAGTAACTCCAGTGTTTGTAATTCCGTTCCATGCTGTTATTGAATCTCCCGAAGCTATAAAATCATAATCTGACAATGGTTTAGACATAATTTGATTAGTTGTATCATTAGATGACAACACTAAATATATTTGAATTTCAGAATCATATCGTACTCCATTTGGAATTAGCACTCTATATTTTTCTACCCCCTCTTGGATAGTTAAGGTTGTTTCACTTTTGGGAGTAACCATTGCAAGATAACTTGATTCATTATTTTTATATATATAAAATTGTGCAGGATATGTTGATTCTTCAGTAACAACATTTTTAAATAATAATTTATCTCCAGTTTTTAATCCAAAAGTATCTAATTTTAATTCATAAGAATATACACCTTGATATAACAATTTATTTTCATTTGCAAGCAGTCCTTTTTTTGCTAATAGAGTTATTTTAACTTGAATTCTTTCTTCGTTTTGAAAATAAAATTTTATTATTTTACAATCATTAACTACAATAGAAATCGGTTTATTATACCTAATATTAAAAGTTTGTAATTTACTACTTTTGCTATAAGCATAAAAAATAACAGTATTAGATGTATCAGTCAATAATGTTACTTCAACTAAAGTATTATCTGGTATATTAGTGGGTAAATATAATTCCTGATTAGATATAAATTCTTTATTATCATATAGAGTTTCTTCTTCAGTTCCTAATATATCTCCTATTTTCACTGATAATTCTGTTACTTCTGATTGTTTTGGGATTTTTTCCCAGTTTTTATCTTTCTCCCATGCAGTGTCGGTAAAAGAAGTCCCAATGTACTGTTCGTTTACCCAATCCTCGTCATCAGGTTTGTAGCTGATTTGCATACCAGCCTTCCGTTCGTTTGCTCCCACCTGCTTACGGGTGGTAGCAGCGTCAGTTACCCAAGTCAGAATCTTGTTACCACCGTCTGCTTCTTTGATGAAGTTGGCCACTGCCCAGCTACCGCCCTGGTACTTCCAGCTTTCCGGCTTTCCTGCTGAGTTCAGGAAGGAAACCTTCAGTCCGGCCGTCCTAAGTTCGCTCGGAACTTGGGCTATAGCCCCTTCAATGTCGTAGCGGTTTGTTCCGGAGGTTCCAGAAGTTGGATTATTCACAGACACATTATATTCGGTTGTTCTCTTGTCAATCTTGGTATCAAGATTGGTGATTGATTGAGTTGTATTTTTTGCCTGCTCGTCGATATTGGTTTTGTCGTAGTAATCCTGCTCGAGCTTGTTTATGTGTTCCAGCATTGCCGTGCCTACACGGGTGGCCGTGTTCTGTTTGTTTGTTTTTTCGTCGCGGATCTGGATGGCCAGTTGCTTTAATTCTTCGAATGTTTTTGTTGCCATAATTCTGAGTTTTTTACGAAGTAAACTTACTGAGTTAGATTTCAAAAAGACATTAGTAAGAATACTTATTCTTGTTTTTCCAATGGGACCCCCAAAGACGGTTTCTTAACGATGTGCCTCTGACTCTTTCGTTGTATTGGATGGCGTCAACAATCAAGCCACAAAATTCTTCTGAATACATGAAAGCCATCTGTTCTTTTAGTACCATAACTGAGGCATAATATGGACGTGAGAACCATTCTCGAGGATACCTTGTTTCACCTGAAGTATATCCACCTCCCCAACCTGGGCCTCTTTTACGTGGAACATCCAGTCTGTTTTCTTCTCTATATCTGTAATCTAATACCTCAAGATAACCTTTATTTCCTTTTTTATATCCGACTCCGGTACCACAATCTTGGTATATGCCGTACTCCATGAATTTGTGCTGTATGGTTGCGAGGTCTGTTGTTCCAGCTACGTTTTCAGTGATTTGCTGATGCAGAGTATAAGTATCTATCACGTGCAATCGTTCTATCTTCTCACGCCAAATGTTTACCATCATTTCGGACCAGGCTTTCATGTATTTTAAGCGGTCTTCAGGAGTCGCATTTTCAGCCATTTGTCGTTTCTTTTCTGAATCAAGGCTATGCCACCCTGTATTCATTCCATGCCATCCTCTAGCCATTCCACTCGTCCTCCTTATAACATAAATCAGTCGGTTCCGTCAGCTCTACCATGAAGTACAGCCCTGTGCATCCGGAAATGAAATACTCCCCCAGTTCACGAGCGTAGATTTTGGAGACATTCAGGAAGGATAAATCCAGGTCTTCGTAGATGTATTTGTCGCGGATCATGCGGGAATGGAACTGTCGGAAGAGCTGCCGGCAGATGTCCAGCTTTGCCGCCCGGTCGGTCATGTCATCGTATTTGTACCGGATCAGGAGAAATACCGTGAAGGTGCGCTTCTTGAACCAGCCACCACCGATTTGTTCGACGGCAGCGTCGTTGGTGTCATCGACGCAGACGAAAGCGGATTGTTTCCGGAAATTGTCGAGGACCTCCTGAAGGGAATTGATACCGCTGCAGGAGCACGGGTAGAACGAGTTGGCTGTGGCCAGCTTGTTCTTTTCGGTCAGCTCTTTAAAGTAAGCGTGGCCGTCAAAGAATTTATTTGTGTCCATTTTGTCTTGATTTTAAGATTTGAATATCGTGTGCTTTTGCGTCCAGTTCAGTTAGGGCTCGCCAGCAGTCCATCTGCAGGACTTCCTTTTCTTTCGTCACGTCTCCGCCGGTCAGTGCCCGGATCTGGGCGTTCATCGCGCCCATCAGGTCGGGCAGTTCCGGCTGATCAGCGTCGGCCGGTCGGTGAAACGGCTGGAAGAAATGGGGGAACAGGGACATGAAATACAGTTTGACGCTGCCCCACCAAAGGAATACGGATACCAGTTCGTATTCCTTTATACGGGAAAAGGCAGCCTTCAGTGAGCCTCTGACACCCGGCTTTTTCTTGTATAGGAAACCATACAGGGATTTGAGTTGGGAAACATCCTGCGAATACAGGTAGCCCTGGTAGTGGTTCTCGCAACAAAGGTAATCTTCGAAGCTCAGTCCGTGCAGCATCGCATCGATGGCGTATCGGCCGCCTATCTTGTCCAGACGGACGGGGTAGGCGTTGGGCTCGGAAATAAAATCAATCTGCCGGAGGAAGCTGCGCACCTGCCAGTCCTGAAGGATGAACCTCAGTTTCTTGTGCCAGTTCAGGCGGAACGTGCAAAGCCATCCCGCTTTTACTCGCTTTCGGACACGGATTCCGGTAAAGCGCATGAAGACGTAGGTTCTCGCCTTGGCTGGAGGGAACAGGGTGATGACCAGGAACACATATCGAAGCTGTTCCTGGTTGAGCTGCTGCCACGAAGTGGGGAAACGGAAATCGAGGATTCTACCCCCAAAAGTATGTGGAATCGTCTTTTTCATTTTTGTATGTCTCAAAATGTTTGACTTTGTATGCCTCGGAGTCCTTGTAGGAAGTGAAGGTTTCTGCCTTGGCTTCTGCGTAGTTTTCGATGCGATCCAGCATGGCCTTTGCCGCCGACCAGTCTTTAGCAATGCAGAAGCCGATAAATTTGCACATGTAGTCGGCCATAGCGGTTTCTTCTTTGGTGTACGCATTGTGCCGGGTTTGTTCAAGGATGTGGTCGAAGAACTCGGCCGACACGTGCTGCCGGAGCTTTTCTTCGGCCTGATACATGCGGGAACGACATTCTACCAGCTTGGAACGATGTACGTCTGCAGACGGGAATTCGACGTACATCTTCAGCTGCCGTGCGGTGTAAATCAGGTTCGGGATGTTGATACGAGCCTGTGCCGTATCTGCCCAGTCGGTTCCGACCAGCAATTCCAGGCACCGGTCGTAAGCATCCTCGGCGGAGTTGGTGACTTGCTGCAGCAGGTTTTTCACTCTGTCTGCGGAAGCCGGAGCCAGATTCTGATTAGACACAACGCCAAAACCGGTGGGAGTCAGTACCAGGTCGAGCTGAGGTATCTGTTCCTGATAGGTACGCAGACAAACCAGTTTTATGACTGCCGCCTCGAGGCCGGGAACAGAATCCAGTTTGTCGGCCATGTCGCCCAGCAGCACTCGGTGAATGCTATGCAGGGTATCGTCGAGGTGAGGGGAGATCATGTCGTAGACCTCTGCCGTAGAATTGGTGGCAGAGGTACATATTCTTTCGAAAACATTTTGTGAAAATGTGATAGCCATATTGATTCGTTTTAGGATTTACTTTCAAGGTCGGAAGCAGTCTTTTGCTTTGCGTCCGTGTTCTGGTCAAGGGTGGTAAGAAGTACCATGGGGATGTCCGGATACACCTTTTCACTCCAACCGTTGTACTCGATGACGATGTTGTGCGGGATATTCATCAGGTCGTGGAAAGGAATCTCCAGCGCCTGTTTGAGCGTGAACAGCTCTCGCTTGTCGGAACCGGAGTTGTTACTCTGTCCTTTGCCGGGCGTGGCCCCCACCAGGTTGGGGTGGATATTGTCGCCGTAACAAGTGATGTTGCTGGCCTCCTGAATGTCTTCGCTCCAGTCGCCACCCTCCTTGCCGGTCTCGATGACGTTGATACGCACCATACGAACCTCCTGGCCATTCGGGTTAACGTAGTAACCGGTTATCCACACTTTTCCGCTGTTTTCGATGCCGGAAACAAATTTCTTGATGTTCTCTTTCTCCTTCTTGATGCGTTCCTGCTTTTTCAGCGGGTCGGTGATATGTTCTTCATCACAGATATTTCGCCAATAGTCCTTGTGCACTTCGACCTGGTACTTTACGCTGGCATGGTTGCGCAGCTTCGCTTTTTTACCTTTCCCGATCAGTCTCTTGATGTCGTACCAGTCGCCCCGGAAAATGCTGGTGTAATAGGGGATGGGGTAATACTGAAATCCGGGCGTTGGGAATCGCACCAGGATGGCGAATTTCTTGTCTTTCGTTCGGACTCTCGTTTGTCCGTCACGCCCCGGCTCGCGCCCCATGAGCACCATCAGGTCGCCCAGCGGGTCGCGCGGATCAAGCAATCGGATGACTTCGTAGTCATCTGGACTGAGTGAGGCTTTGTCACGGAAATTGGCATAAATCACGTGGTTGATTTTGCCGTATCTTGCTTTTTCGAACCGGCAGTAACAGGCTTCTTTGTGAATCAAACGATTAATCTTTTTGCCGTCCTTGGAAAGAATGATGACCGACACGCAGAAAAAGAAATACTTCATGTCCGTGGCCTGCTCGAGCTGGAACAGTGGCAGACTGTTGCGGACCAGCCAGCTCTTGATCTCCGGATGGGTGGTGGGTTGCTTGGTATCTACGTCCATATACTTCAGCCCAGCCCCGTAACAGGTGATGACGTTGAACAGTTTGTTCTGGCTCATGACTTCATCCTGGCCGATCATCTTGATGATTTTGAACGGCAGCTGGTTGTCTTCTCCAAAATTGACATACGCCATGCCTTGCCGGTTCGGAACAGGTGTTGTGCTGATGTTCGCGTCTTCGTCGAATACCTGGCTGCTGTCTTCAACGGAAGCCATTTCGGTGTTTATTTTGGATACCTCGATGTCGAATATTTCACCAGGCATAAAGTTGTCGTCGTATTGTGAGATTGTGGGTTCCATATTAGAGATAAATTGTCATGTTGTTTATTTCGAAAAGGGATATGTCACGGAAAGAACGGATTAGGCCGGATGCCGGAAGGCGGACCCGGTGAAGTCCTTGGCGCCAGTGGGAGCCGACACACACCGCGCCTCGGTATTCCAGAATGTCGCCTGTGCTGAGCTTCCACAGCTTCAGGTTGCAGGGCTGCCCGGATTCGAGCAACCTCAATGCGTCTTTGATATGTATTACGTTCATAGGCTTTAATTATATGTGTCATCGAATGAGTCGTCGAAGATGTCCGGAAGCAGACGGAGCCGCTGCTGGCACCGGGATGCGAAGATGTAAGAGACAGTGAAAGCAAACAGACCATCGTCTTCATCGCTCCGGCTGGTATTGCTTTCGGTGATGGTTATCGGGATGTCGCCGGATTCATCCATCAGCCAGACTTCGGTCGCCCTTGCCACATCGTCAGCCAGGGCGAACATGGATTCAGGGATGTAGCCTGTATTGAGTGTGTGTTTGCGCTGCTCGTCTACATAATAGGTCTTGTATTGTCCGGCGAAATAAGCGGCACTCCGGGACAGTTCCGGCTCGACCGTGTCTCCACCCACAAAGTAGAATGTCTCGACAAGACCGAACGAGTTCTGGAACTTCAGGCCAACGGATTCCGGAACGTCCTGATCCACGCGGAAGGTCTGCTTCCGGGCTCCAGCAAGGATGGTGTACCGCAACAGTTTGTAGCCGGACTGGGTGAATCGGGAAGGGGATACATCAATGGAACGGATGCCATAGTCGGCTACGTTGCCCAAGGAACGGGTGGACTTGAGCCGTTGGTTCTGGTCGTTTACGAAGATACATTCTGCCGTCACTGGGATGGTTGTGCCGCCGGAAGACAGTTTCCCGGTTGCCAGGTACAGCGTTTCCGTGCGGCCAAAGGAGGTGATTTTGTCACGTCCGGCCAAGGTCGTCAGAAAGTAGTCTGTTACAAAATCCTCTGCACTGCAGGGGATGATGGGACGGCATAACAGCACCGTGAAGGTTTTGCTGACAGTTGTTTCTCCGGAAGCTGAAACCTCGTAGCTGAATTGTGTCATCGGTGAAGCGAGAAGGTACGATTCCATGAGAGAGAACAAGTCCAGAATGCGAATCTGATTGCTGGAGTCCGGCGTATAACTCTCTTGAAGGATGACGGTATTCGACTGCTTCAGCACAAAGGTAACCTGCTTGTCGGAATTGATCGTAAAGTTGTCCAGCTGTGAAGACAGTACGAAGTCGGGTATATCTTGTGGAATGTTGAGCATGATTCTTTGTTTTGCTCAAAGATACCCGGTGCGGAAAAGGGGTAAAAAGACAAAAGGCGCAGCGCCCTCACGGCGCAACGCCTTCACACTATCAATGTAGAAAAAATGTAATCATCAAAAAAACTGCCGGCTATTTGCGAAGCATCATCCATGCCGGCCGGCCATCGGGCCCGATGGTGAGCTTGTATTGTAGTTCTACCATCGTAGCCGCAATCTGGTTGATGCTGATGTCGGCCATCTCAGACAGTTCGTCTTGAATCTGCTGTGAGGTCTTGTATATCACATTCTCGCTTTCCTGCTCCACCGGGAGATATTCCTGGAAGTAACGGATAAGGATATATTTGTCAAATTTGATTTTATCAGTTGCCATGCTCTACCTCCTTTCTGTCGTTTAAAGCGATTCCCATAATTTTATACAATGTCTCAAAATCTTCGCGGGGACACATTATAGAGTCACGCCCATTCATGAATATTTGGTACTCTTCTATGAACAAACCTTTTTCGTTGTAATAGGCTGTCTTTTGTATCTTGAAGCTGGTTTTATCGTCATCCATTATAAACCTCCTTTCTTGCAAAGTAAAACGGAACAGGCAAACCAGCACAGGCAGACAACGGCTGCCAGCCAGTGAGTGAAGATGGAACAGGTGAGCAAGCAAAAAGAAGCCAATGCTTGGGACACCAGCACAGTCTGAAGGTTTGTGACTTTCTCTTCCATGATCCAGGAAAAGAGATTGTTTTCACGGTTCAGCCATAAAGAAATACGGCTTTCTTTTGCCTGGCTTGCAGGCAATGCAATTTGATTTTTCATTTTGGAGATCAATTAAAATGAAACAATATGTGGTTAAAATACGGGAAAGGAAACAGAAAAGGTTCCGCTTTCCCGTTGATCTCCACCTTGTGCAGGCAGTGGGCGCATTAACGCTCCACACGGGGGTCGGAACCCTATGGGTTATAGCAAAGCTATGGACATAAAAAATGCCCGCAGCAAAGATATTTGGCGAGCCATCGTCGCCTACACAAAATGGAGATCATTGCAAATGTATGTTTTTGTTTTGAAATGGCAAAAGAAAAAGCGGAAACTTTTTAGTGTTTCCGCTATAGGTTTAAATTTAAAATAGTGATGAAGTTAAAGAACAGCCTAGTTTACTATCTTTATCCATAACAAGAACATTATTATCAGAGGTCTCTACGATATATTTATTATGAGTTACATTTATTAATGTGCCAAATTGGTAGACACTTCCATCATGACTAAACATAATTTCATCACCAATAGATAATCTTTCATTATTAATCACATAAGTATCCTCGGTTTTATTGTTAGCTCTTGTTTTTAAGTCATTTATTGCATTTAAGATTATACTAGTATCTACAGATAAATTTTGCTGTTTAGGTATTTCAGCTTTATTAATTGCTAACAAACTAATTAATGAATTAATATCTTTATTATCAGCTTTTTCGGTTTCTTCTAATGCTTTCTGTATTTCAGCACGTCCTTTTTCCACTTCATCAATTCTGAGACTCTCACTATAAGATAGAGTTCGGATGCTTGAAATATCAAAGGGCATTACCGTCTTCTTATCTTTAATCAACACTGTTTTCATATTGAAAGCTTGTCTAAAGCCTAATTCATAGAATACATTAGCATTGCGAGAACTGATGTCACATATAGCCATGTCGTATTTCACCGCTTTTTGCAGAATATCTACTATAATCATATTGGTTTTAGACGTGTCATCAGCTCGGTCTACTTTATATCCGGCTGCTTCACATGCTGGTTTTATCAGATATTCATATACCCGACCAAAATGACCTTTCTCATAACCTTCCACATCACTGATGGGCATGATGACAAAACATGTCTTTTTAGGTTTTTCTTCTTTGATTTCTTCTTTTGTCTCTTCAGCCATAGCTTAAAATAATCTTTTTGCTTCAAAAGCCTTTTCGGCATCAAACTCTAATCCGACTTCTTTCATCATTTTATTGTATTTCCCCATCACGGCCTTTAATCTTTCAACGCTAACGGTGAGAGAATTCTGTACGATAGTATCAGCTAAAATCATTTCCATCAAGGCCGTTTTGGCTTTTTCTTTTTCACCCATACCTAAGTACAGGGCAAACATAGTAGATGATGTTACTCCATTTTTGGAAATCTTATTTTTGATGGCACTTACGTTTGAACAAAGTACAAAAAAGCATATCAAGGTAACGACCTCGAGAATCGCAGTCAGATAAATTGCTGTTTCAAAATCCATATCTTACTTGTTTTGATTTAAAATAAATTTTGTTGTTGTGGCTCTTTGGCAGATTCTTTGTATTTCCGGATCATGTCCAGCATTAACTCGTCTCTGTCTATACCTTGATTGATAGCTTCTTTCATGGTAGAGGTTGTGTCTTTGTCTTTCAAATCCTTTTTGTTCTGTCGGAGCTGACCATTTGCTCGGGTGTTTAAAGAATCCAGAACCATGGCTTCAGTAGTGAATTTCAGTTTTCGGTAGGGGGTAGCACTGGCGTTGATCAGGTCCTCCAGCATTTGGAAAAATTCGTCTTTTTCCCCACTTTTGAACTTATTCATCAAGTAGTCCGACACAACTACTACGTCAATATCTTTATCAAAGTTCGTGGTTCTGGCATATCCACCCACATTCCCCAGCAACTGCATGAATATGTCCAGTCTTCCAGCCATTCCTGGAGAGATAAAGATTTCACGATTGTAGAATGTCAATTCTCCACTGTCCATAAAGGTCTTGAACCACAAAGCGTCGTAGGTCAAGTTCACATTTTCTTTTTTGATTGCCATATTCTTAGTGTTTAGTTATTTCGTTCATGATTTCGCATAATTCTTTCTCGTAAATGAGCCGGATGTTCTTTCCTTTGGCATTGAGCTCTTCAATCTTTTTGAGTTTAGACGGGCCGGCACCTTCTCCGACAATAACAATGTTTGTTTTGCCTGATATTGTCGTATTTATGTCTGCACCGAATGATTTCAGAATAGAACCGAGCTCATCGCGGTCAGGGTAGGCGCAAAAGACACCTGTAATCACCACTTTCTTTTGGAAGAAAATTGTATCCTTGTTTTCTATGTCTTCCTCAGATAAAGGCATCAAGGTGTCATGTTCGTATTTGCGTGCGTCCTTGTTGGCCATCACTTCCTTCAGGTCGTAATGTGCAAGGTCTTTCGCAAGGTGTCCCTGGTAGCAGAGATAGAGCTTTGCACAGGCTTCCGCATCGGCCAGCGCGTCGTGGTGATTGACAAGTAGGATTCCGTTTTCTTCACAGCATGCTTTCAGGCCTTTGCCGTACAGTTCCAGTGTGTCGACGTAGTGACTCAGGTCAATTCCGGTTAGGCCATAGTATTCCATGCAGACATTGAAAACGTTGATGTCTGTGGAGCTGTTATGGCATACAATCGGAAGATCTTCGATGAAGGATTTTAGTAAAGGGAACAGTTCGGAGAAGGTGGGGGCGTCGGCTACCATCTCATTCGTCAGCCCGTGTACATGGGTATTGCGTTCGGTTCTGGAGTCAGCTATCGGTTTGATAAGTGAATAGAACTTCTGGCTGATAACTCCGTTGTGGACTCTTACAAGCCCTATGGCGCATGCACTGGTCAGTTCCGGTGTCATGGTTTCAAAGTCTATAGCGACGAAATCTTGTGTTTTCATTTGGCCTATTAAATTTGTTATAAAAATAATAGTCCAAATGTAATAAAATGTTTAGAGGAGGGCAAAAAATCCAATAAAAAAGGAGCCTACTAAGAGGCTCCTTTTATCTCTCAGTCAAAGCAAAGTGTTGAATTAAACAGTGACCGACATTAAATCTTTTGCTAGATTATGTAACCCTCTGGCTATTTTTTCAGCCTGTTGAGGGCGTGGCTTGCTTCTGCCTGCTGCATAATGTGCAAGCTGCTTTTGGTTTATTCCAGTAATAGTTTGTAGAGCAGAAAAAGAGAAAATACCCTGATAATAAAGTAATAGGCTTTGCACGTCAAATTTGTACACAAGTTCATATTCTCCATCAAAGACCGCAGGATATTCATCTCCGTCCTTTTTGGCGCAATCTACATAAAAGCGGATGCTGTCGACAACCTCTTTTTTAAAGTTGTCAAAATCACCAGTAGTAGCTACAATCCACCCAGGGAGTAATTCACATGCACCACTATATCCGTTTTCAGTACGTGCGGTTTCAATAACAACTTTATCCATATAATATTGTATTAAGTTTTCAAATAAAGCGGTCTTATTAGGACCGCCTATGTTGAATTAAAAATCTATTAGAGCAAGCGCTCAGGGTTAAAATTTTAACCCTGATTGCTTTTCAATACTCTTTAGCAAAAATCCCCAAACATCGTCTGAAGTATGACCGTTGACGGTTACTTTTCCTTTCTTGACAGGATGTTTGAACTGACGATGGCTGCCTTCTTGATTCGATAGATACCATCCATCATCCTGCAATTTCTGGAGAATTGCTGAAACTTTCACTGTCTTCATAGATCACTGTTTTAATTCAACAGTGCAAAGATAGTAATTTTACTATTATCTACAAATGAAAACGATAAAATAATAGTAAAATAGTTACTATTATCGCCGCTTTTAGGCGTAGAAAAATCGAAATACCTTATTTCCCGCCGCCCGATTTTGATTGTGTGCAAGCAAAATCGGGCGGCGGGAGGCCGTGCGCTACCCACCTCCCAATCGCTGCTACGGCCATTTGCAGCCCCTACAGGCGTCCTTCGTCCCCATAGCTGTAATGACTTCCATCCGCCACGATTACATGGTCAAGTAGTCTTATATTCATAGTCCTGCCAGCTTCCAGCAGGGAATGAGTTAGGCGGTCATCATCTTGGCTTGGTCGCGTATTGCCGGATGGGTGATTGTGACAGAGTATCATGGATGTGGCATTGCAGGTAAGGGCTTCCCGCAAAATTACTCTTACATCTACCTGTGTGCTGGCAAGTCCTCCGACTGAAATACGCTGTTTGCGGATGATTCGGGCCGCTTGATTCAAGTAGATTGCCCAACATTCCTCGACCTTCAGGTCTGCCATGTAGGGGTGCATTACCTCGTACACATCTGTACTGGCGTGTATTGTCTTTCTGTTGTTCTTCCGCTCCTTGATACGTTTGTATAGTTCAATGACAGCCAACGCCATCTCCCTGCGTGCTGGTGTCAGCAGGTTACAAACATCTTCTATCGACACATCGCTCCCGTTCGCTAACATGGCGTTCACTTGATTACTCGTTTCCTTGCTGTTAGTAAGCTGATACACTACTTCTGCATCACTCAGGTGGCGGCACTCGCCACAAATTTCGAATAAATCTTTCATAAGGTTGATTATTAAATTGTTAGACAAATAAAGTTTTCGCTAAAAACATACCACCGATTACATAAGCTCCCAGCTTTTCAAGATGACAAGCAAATCGGGCATAAGAGAAACCTCGGGTTATCACGTCATCAAATACAAGTACCTTTTTCCCTTTGAAATACTCTTTGTCAAGGTTGATTATTTCCACATTATTGACGTGCTTTCCTGAATGGCTTTCGTGGATTGCCAGCCGTTCGCCCTCTACCGTGATATGGTCGTATCCGTTCTGGACTCCAGAAAGCCGTGCCACTTCTGCGGAAAACTCTTTGTATCTGATTTCATTTTTCCGCTGGCTGCTGGCTGGGATACAAACAAAAACCATGTCACTCGCTGACGTGCCAAATTGCTCACGGATTTTCTTGGCAACAAGCTGGGCAGCCGAAACGGCACATTTACCGTCTTTGAACGCCCACACGTACTTTCTAACTTGCCAATCCCTTGCACTGGCTTTATACTTCGTGGGCAGGTAGTCAAAAAAGCTGAACATGTACTTTCTGCATTGGTTTAACATGGATTCTGTAAAGGTTTTCATATCAGTGGTTTTAGAGTTTTATTCTTGAACCTCGAGCCGAGGTAGTGAGCCTTTTCTTCTGCTCTTCCTTCTCTGAGGTTTTTTTTATTCCGTCGCCTTTCGCTGTCGGTTTGTTTCGCCTTTTTACACTGCCTCAAAAGGTGTTGCCAGCCGTGAAAGACAAGTTTTCACCGTAAAGCCCGGCCTTGAATACTACCCCGAAGGGGTGGAGATTTTTACGTGAACAGCGCCTGAACTTGGCATACGGTAGGCAACATTTACCTTTGCAGTGAAGAAAAGGCGTAACCGGCAGTGAGAGGTGACACCGATATGAATTCCGAAGAGAAGAACAGAAGAGCAGTCAAACAATACATAGCTTTAGCTATACCGCCAGTAGGGAAAGCAATGGGGCGGGTGGGCCGCTGCGTGAACGCTATCTACAGCCCAGAAAGACTACCGAGTGTCTTTCTACCTTGTTACCCGGGAAATTCCCTGAATTTACCGGGCGCCAGCAGATTGTGAGCCAGTAGATTAGCCAGTAAAAACAGGTTTAAAAAGATGGATTTTCTTTGATTTTCCGCTCTTCAAAAACGAAAACGGCACAAAATCAGTCGTTTGCATCCACTAAACACCGCATTTTATGCGGAAGTAGCGGAAGCTACCCCCCACCGCCCTACGCCATAGACCTAATTAGTACCTTTGAAAAAATCGAAATATGTAACGGCACACTCTTCTACACGCACGGTACGCACCATCCCGCGCATAAAAAATCAGCCCCGACAACCATTCACACGGTCGCCAGGGCTTACCCTAAGAAAAAACTAATTAGCTATTGAAACTTACATAGAGGATGTCACGAAGATTTCGTCAGTTACTTGGGGGAAACGCTCACAGCCGATGCACAGTGTATCGAACGCATCCGAGCCGTCCGTTCTCGCCTGAAGCTGGTCTTCTTCTGTCTCTGCCAGCTTTTCACCCCGCTTGTCTTTGCCACCATTATACACGCCTGCAGTCTGAACGGAGATAAGCAGGTCTTCGTTATTCTGCACATTAAAGAAGGGGACAAGTCTGGCCTTCCCGGCAAACATACGGTTTATAAGCAGCCACTTCTCGATGTGCTTCATTGGCGGGCCTATATAGACGGAATTAACTTCCCAACCTCTATCCTTGAAAGCACGCTCGACAACGTAATGAAAGTCTTCGTCATTGACCGCATAGTTTGAGCCTAAGGCCGTACTGTCGTAATAGAATATCACTTCCTTGTGTCGCTGGTGTCGGTAATACTTGCAGAAGTCATCCACCAGTGCCTCGAGCTTACGCTCATACTTTACCCAGAACGACTTAATCACCTTCAGCCGGTTCCGGTCCGACTGACCGGCTACCAGCCAGTTGATATTCGCGTTGAAGTCAAAGGCGATGCAAATAGGTTTGTCTCGGTCAAGGTCGGCATCCATTAAGCAGGAAGGCTCCTTGATTTTGTCGAACTGATATTCCAGGCTGTCCAGGTAGCTGAAGTCAGTCGCATTGTATTTGTGTGCCTCTGTCATGCTGGAGTAGAAGCCGTCTCGACTGATACCGATACGTCGGCAGAGGATGGCCGTCTGGAATGTGAGTGGGGGAAGGTCACGTTTCATCTGATTAATGAACGCTTCACCCAGTAGCTGCATATTCTCGATTGTGGAGAACTCGCGGTATAGAACTGCCACAGAACCCATCCGGCACACGTCACGGTTCAGGGTGCGCAGATAGTCCTTCAGGTATAAAGGAACCGGTTCAGATTTAGCCTGAAGGTCGCGGATGCGCTTCTTCGTCCGCCAAATCTCATGCACTGTCGCCTGGATGACTTCTATCAGTTCCGGGTCGCATTTCTTTTCGTAGTCCAAGAACCAGGAGCCTTTTTTCGTCACCGGCATATCGGAGGTAATCAGCATGCCATGGTGGAAGTAGTGATGCCCGAAATACTGCTTGTTACCACGGTTTGCCGGAAGAGTTTCGTCCTTCAACTGTTCGAAGTCGATGTACTTAGCTTCGTCGATGTCGAGGTAATCAAATGAGAATGAGTTGGAGGTACCGGAGCGGTCCTGGCTGATAATGTATCCGATAGAGCCGTTGTATAAAGAAATCACATTCTCCCAGTTGTCGGGCTGGAAGATAGGCTCACCCCATCCCCAGGACTTCGGCGGTTTTTTGCCGATAGTCCAGTGGACATCACGCTTGAATCCCCAGCGTTGCCAGTGGATCAGCATGGAAGGGATGGTGTTGGTGAGGGCACGTTTACAGTTGGCCGCGACAAAACCGGTGATGCTTCCTGGCATACGCTGCATATTGCGCAGGTTGATGGCGGCATGAATAGGACCTTTTCCCCAACCACGTCCGGCACAAAGAACGATTGTCTTTGCAGGGGTAAATATGACCTGCTGCTGCGTTTCATGGAAATACTCTCTCATGGTTCAGGCTCCTCCTGTGATTTTTTCGGATTGAAAATATCGTCTTCGTTGAAGTCGGCATCTTCAAACTCGATTTCTTGTACATCCTCATTCATGTACTGCTTTATCTTGTCTGCAATGCGCTGCCGAATGTTCGGTATCGGTTTGATTCCAATAATCGTCGGGTCGCTGTCCGGCTGGAAGGGTTGCACGACAATCTTGTCGTAACCTAAATCCTTGGCATCCTCCTTGTCGAGCTGCATGTACTTGGCATAGTAGTTGTCACAGGCTGCCATCGCCCGGGCGTCCTTCATGCGTCTGGCCATCTCGTAACTTTCTTCGTTGCGCTGGATGAAACGGTAGCGATGGTAGTCTTTGGTGGCCTTGTTCAAATCACCCAGTAAGTATTTGATGATACGGATGTCTTCGTAGGCGGCTGACTTCTGTATCTGGTATCGCTTCTGAAGCTCCAGTACGATTTCCTGTTCTCGTATGCGCGGGTACTGAAGCCAGTAATTATACATGTCCCGAAGCCGGAGCAGACGCTGCTGGATGACTTCGGGAATGTTACGCTCTCGCATCTCGTCGACCGAAGCGAAGAGGTTTTCTTTGGCAATATCAATTGTGGCGGGTAATGGCATAGTTATAAGTCTTCGTCGGAATCCATGTCACGGATGTAGGAGCCGATAAGCTGCACTGCCAGCGGGCTTCCCGCTTCGGCCAGCTCCAGCTCGTTTTGTCGGATCTGTAATGCCCGCTCGGCTTTCCCTTTGCGGTAGGCTATGCTGGCCGGATTGGACTTATCGGAAATGACTTCTCGCAGACAGCGTTCGTCTATGTCCATCAAGACTGCAATATCCGATACCGGAGTGAGCATCGTGGCAAGTTCCTTGATTCTGTCAATCTGTGCTGAAGTGAATTCCATTGAGGTGTATGCTTCGGGTATTAATAATCTCTGAAAACTGGTCTCGTAAGGTGAGGAAGATGTCAGGCTGCGTCGTGATCATCGCACATTCGGTCCGGTTTCCTCGCGTCTGGTTCTGGCTGGTAACGACTGTGACCATCCAACGGTCGTTTTCGATAAGCAGTACCTTGGAGTGATTCTCCGTTAAGTACACATCATCGAATACGGAAGACATAAAGGTGTACAGATTTACAGTCTTCTTGGCTGCCTTCAGGTCGGCCATCAGGACAGAGTGAAGAATCAGCTGCCGTTTTCGGAGGGAGAACAATCTGCGCAAGAACTCCTCGGAAGTAGAGAAGGTGGACACGTAGACTTTAGCCGGTCCGGTCTGTGACAGGATGAACTCGAGTACATCAAAAAGCTGAAGCCGGTTATCCAGGTACGCCTGTAACGGCACATCGGATAACGGCTTCAGCAATCGAGTAACATGTTTCATGCTTTCACCCCTAATTCACGTAATGCGTTCACCTGCTCTTCTCCTACGTTGTTCCCGGTGGAGATAAGGAAGTCATATCGCTGCTGTACTTTGGCCAGCAGCTTCTCATACTTATCCTGGTCTCCGGATTCCTTCAGCTCTGCCAGTTTCTTCTTGTTATCTGACAAGTAGCCGCGGGCCGCACTGACTTTTTTGGCCATTTCAGCTGGGTCTTCAGCAGTTTCTCCTGAGTCACCACTGGTACCCTGAGCGTTCGGGTCGAAATGGTCGTACTTGTTCATGTTGTCCCGATATTTAGTATCAAGCTCTTCCAATTGTTTCAGATATTCGTATCTGTCGCATGGAAGAGCACCCTTCATAGTTTTCAGCGTTTCAAAAGTCTGCTTCAATCGGAAGTAGATGTCTTTGTTGTCTTCCCACAACTGACGGATTTCTTCGGGTAATGAATCATGATCCGCGCGTTTGCCTTTGGCAATGGTCGCCTCTTGCGGTTTGTCGTCATCGGAATTGATTTCAGGCTGGAAGGTGGCAAGCGTCTCCGCAACGGCCGGAACCAGTTCTTTGTCCATCTTGACTACGTCTTGAATCGTTTTGCGATCCAGTCGGATGGTCAGATATTTCTTCAGCTCATACTCAATCTTGCTCGCAAATTTCTTCGGGTTGTGGGAAATATTCTGATACAGGATGCGGTTCCGGTTCAGCTTGAGCACCATTTCCGCACCTTTCATCAAGTCGCGATTGGCTGGCTCCGTATCGAGCCAGCCCTGCATGTCTTTGGTTAACTGTTCATCTATATACATAACTGTAGTCTCTGTTTAATTATCCACCCGGCAGGATAGCGCTGCCATCCGCTCCGGAAATATCGCCATCTTCTGTTTCGATTTTACCTGTGTAGAACGGTGACGGGCAAATGTCCGTACACTGTGCCGTGAGGGTAGTCCCAGCTGTTCCGGATTCACCTTCACCTGATGTCTGTGAGATAGTGACCGAAGGATCGTATGCTTCAGAACCTATCACCCGAAATTTACCATTCCGCTGCTGGCATAAGAAGATAAGTTCATCAACGTTAGCCTGTCGGCAGAACCCGGAGGCTTCCTCATCTGTACCAGAATGGTAAAGAGTTGCCTTATTTAAAAAGGTAGGTGAAGGCTTTTCACCTTGTGAATCCGCAGTGATAGATGATTTCGTAGTCAAGAGTGCAATGCTCTGCCATTTTTTATCAGCGGCCAGTCCGAAATCTTCCTTGTATGTCGCCAAAGAAGCCATGTTTTCTGCATCATCAATGTCCGGTAATTTGGGCCATTTTGTAATCCAGCTTTTCGGAATGAAATATACTTTGTTTCTAATACCTGGCTGCGAGGTCTGACCTGGACACCAGGACAGGGATTCGTACATCCCTTTGCTTGTACAATCTACTGCCATAATTTACCCTCCTATGCCAGCGACTACCGGGGTTGTACCGTCGATGGCTCCAACCAGTAATCGCTCTTTAGAAATTGATTCGAATTCTGTGCCGAAGAACATTGTAGCGATGTAATCCAGCTTAAAGGCATGATGCTTTTCGACGGTAATATTTTCCGCATCGGCACCGTTACCGAAACCGACGAGCATGTTGCTTTTAGCAGAAAGATGAATAAAAGGTGAACCGGCCTTGTTCGCCAGTGGGACAAGTTCGCACAGGTTGTTGGAGCCTTCGAGATAAGTTTTTTCGAAGCTGGTATTGTAAGGTACGTGTCCTGCGGTTGCCTGATAATCGTCGACATAATTGTCATACACGCCTTGCGGAATGTACAATTTAGTTTGGGTCTCACGCAAAACCGGATCTGCAGCTCGGTAGAATTGTTTCAACACATCTACAGCATTGTCTTTGCTGATTGCTTCGATGGTAAACAGATTTTTAAGGTCTGTAGAAATTTTGGAAGAGTCCATCTCTGTTTTTGTAATGGTATCAAAACCATTGAACAGCTCCTTGGTCTTCGTTCCGTTGTCGTTACGTTTCGCATCCCAAATATGCAGATTCAGATTTGATCCCATTTTTGCAGTCAAGAAGGCAAGCACCTGACGGGCAATATCCACATTTTTCAGGGATTCACCTTTGGAAATCAAGTTCCCATATACGGTTTGCCACACGGAGTTTGGAGAAAACTTCTTCACTACGCTACCGAGGAAGGTTTCCAAGGTACGTGGATTGATTGACATACCTTCAGTATCTTCTCGGCCTTCGTCATACGGGCCCAGTTCAATGTCTCCAGAGAGTTCACCGACAACTTCTTTGCCGCGCACTCCCGGTCTCTGATTCATGTGCTTCAATGTGGTACCTAATGCCAGTACCGGCATCATCAGCAATTCTTTACGGTAACGGATAGCCGACTTTGCCAGCTGTTCGTCAGTGATTTTTACGTGTCCAGTAGTGTCTGCCATTATAATAATTCCTTTACGTCGTTAAACATTTCTTGTGCTGTGTTGAGTTTCGTGAGATCATCATCGTCTCCTTCGTCACCATTAATATGGGTGGTGTCTTCGCCATCCGATTTTTGCAGATTCTCATTCTGTTTTTTCAACTCGGAAATCTGGTTGTCTTTATCAGAAGATTCCTGATCCAGATTGGCGATATGGTCATTGAGGGCCTTGACCTGGTCTTCGGTAAGTGTTACCTTACCATCTTTGTCAACTTCCACACCCTCGATCTTCAAGATGGAATTGACTTTCTGATAATCCTTTTTCATTTGTGTTGTTGAATGATTAAGTGGTTTATTTTGTGCCTGTGGAGTATCCGGCTGGTGTCCTTTGAAGAATTTATTCACAAAGTTGTTGAACCAACTGGGTGCGGTTTCTGCTTCTTGGCTTTCGGTCTTGTCCTCCATGGCGGGCAATGCAGGAAGATGGAACATATTGAAGCGGGTCTTCATGGCATCGTCGAAGTTCAGCTTCGAACCGTCTTCTACAATTTCATCAATGAATCCGTATTTGAGTGCTTCCTGTGCGGTAAGCCAGCGCCCTTCCTTTAAAATAGGAAGAATGTCGTCCACTTTTTTCTTGCACTTGTTGGCGTAGAGGTTGGCCAGCACCAAGTCCATCTTGTCGTTCTCCAGCTTGTTGGCCTTCAGGTCGTCGATGAGCTGCTGGATCTGGTCGGCGTTGTAGTTGCCCCAGGCATCCACCCAGTTTGATACCTTATGAATAAGGTAGAACGCATACTGAGACATGCAAGTTTTCTTGGCACCGGTAGCCAGGATGGTGGCGGCACTCGCCACATATCCGTAAAGGTAGCAAGTCACGTTACCGTGATCAATGAACTGTTGCCGGATGTCGAGCGCATCATCCACCGAACCACCCAGTGAAGAGACACGCACATTGACAGGTTTGTTTTTCAAACCTGACATCTGGCTGCGGACGAAGTTCTTTGAATATCCCCACGGGCCGATGTGAGCATCAATACTAATATTATAATCCATGTTGTCGAAAATTAGTCTACGCAATATTATACCTTATATATATTGCATAAAAAGACCTTAATCTAATATGGACAGCATTGGAATGGTGGAAGTTAGGGTCACTGTTACTGTGACTCCGGATTTTCCGGTGTCTGCTGAAGGAAAATTCTCGTCATTCTGGATGATGGGGTAGGGTTTGTCGGCGCAGCCGATCAGGAACTGGGAGCCGGTGATGGTCGTCACCCGGAAACATAGCTTTTTCGAACCAGGTAATAGCTTAGCTGTGCGGAACATGGTGAGTTTGGTGGTGAAAATGCGTTGTTTGTTCTCAATTTTGTCCGAAATCTCGACCGAACTCAGTCCGATGGTAGAGATTGGACTGAATTGTTGGAACACATTCAGCCAGATTCCGCGGTCGGATATGATGTCTGAGTGCTGAAGGTGATAGGCTTCGATGCATTCAACTTTCTTGATGTTTTGGAGCAAATGTACCATATTTTCGTGATTAGATTATGTGTGTTCGGTGTTGTGCGGGCCTGTACAAATACAGCTTACTTGTCCGAGCGTTTTCGGGTTAAAGAACCTAAAAAAATGCCTCTCCGACTATAATTTGTTCTCATGCGGTAGAATTTCTGTCGGACGGTCTCTGAGTAGTCGTCATCGATACCGTGCATTTCACACCAAGCGGCAATGGTCTTGTTCAGGCCGCAGTTACGGCGAGTCATGTCGCTCATTTCGTTCCACAGATTTGTCCGGAACAGGTCTTCGATAGTCTCCTTTACAGCGGCCTTGGCTTTTTTGCCTAGGTAGTTGTAATATTGTGGGGGCTTGGCTTTGCTGTCTGGAATGACGATGGCCGTCAGATCATCGGCAGCCATTTCGGGGGAAACCTCCGGGGGGCGCTTCCGGAGGAATCTGCGGATGACAGCGTTCTCGTTGCTTTGTGGGGGAAACACAACGGGATTGCCCAGGCTGTTGTGCAGCCATTGTTTCAGATAAGGTTCCAGTTTAATGTAAAAAACGATGTCGCTCATAATGAATGAATTATCTATTACAAAGATAATATATATATTACTTTTTAGGAATTTATGTTCCTTTAAATTTGAAAAGTAGTTTCTGAAATATGACACACTTTTTTCCTTCTACACCTTCTACAATTTCTACAGATTCATAATTGTATTGAAAATCAATTATTTAAACGAATCTTTACTTTCTACAATTGTAGAAATCATGTAGAAAATGAAGTCTTTTGTAGAAGGTTTTAACAAAAAGGGCATTTTGTAGAATTTTGTAGAAGGTTTGTAGAATAGTTGTAGAATATATAAATCGTTCATTATTAACATTGTAGAAAGTGTAGAAGGTGTAGAAACCTTTTTTACCTCGTGCGAGCAGGAAGTATCCTGGCTCGGACACATAAAAAAAGGCGCAGCGTCCTCACGACGCCACGCCTTCTACAACTCTAAAACCATTGACTCAATCTATGTCCTCTTCGGTAGTTTCTCTACCTTCTACCTCTACTTCGAGGTTTATATTGTATGTTTCCCGGATCATGCGGTAATCAAAGCACAGAGCTACATCGGGAGTGGATGTTTTCTTGTAGGATACGCCGCCGGTTGGTGTCGTCTCCATCTTCTGCACTTCGACTCCGTGCTGGATGTTCTTAAAGCGAACCGAGTTCTTTTTACCCATGTACTCCTTTGAGTTCTCAAGGTAATACATTAGAGAACCTTCAGGAAGGATAGAATCTCCTACCTGCTTGCCAAACTTTTTGTACAGCATGAATACGCGGTTCTTTCGCATCATCAAAATGGGTTTCGGCTCCTGGTAAACCTGCTCTATCTTAATCAGGCTGCTTTTGAACTTGTTCAGATATTCGATGCGGTAATCCCCCTCGATGAAGATTTCGCCATCCTGTTGCAGGTAGGAAACCACGTTCCAGAAATTTGCCAGTTCGTTGTTGCTCTTACATTCTGCATTTTGACGGATTATGCCATCAAGCGTTACCCTGCGAATATCCTGATAAGAGAATGGAATTTCCAATACCCCCTCAAGTGTTCGGAACGCGGCCAACGGTATGATCCAATTTCGCAAGATACGGTCTTCGACCTTTTCGGCGCCGAGCGCTTCCAGCACATCAGACAGGCAGGTATGATAGTTGCTGATGAACTGCTGTTCCATCCGCGCCCGGTGGCGGAGTATCTGAAGTGTCAGGTGAGTAAGGCCCCGTTTGCGAATCTCCACCAGTTCGTTGTATCGGCGTTTCTCCTCTTCTGTGAACTCTGATTTGGCAAAAGTTAGGAATATGAGTCGGCTGAACAGCGCAATGTCGGCGGTGGCCATCTCCTGGCCGGAAAGAATCACTCCGGAATCGACAGCAGTTATCTCCCTTTTCTTGTCCCGGTCCATGTTCATTCGTGACCGGCCGGCGCCGTCCCAAAGTCCCTTGAGGTATTCCCTTTTGTCGATGTCAATGTTATTCTTGAATTCGTCGATATGTACCAGGGCGTTGGCACACTGCGCCACCAGGTCGGCCAGTGCCGGGATGGTCGCATTCTGGATGTTTGGCGGAATGTTCTCGATGATAAACAGGGCCATCAGGCTGTGACCGAGTTCCGATTTACCGGAACCTTTCGGACCGAACAGGTTCAGGATGGGGAAGCTCTTGGTGTATCCGGTGATAATATCACGAAACAATGTGGCCAGCAGGAAACAGATTCCTACCTTGGCATTGTCACCGAATACCCCTACCAGTTTGGAGAAGTATTCCTTCAGGCTGATGGAAGAGTAGTTCAGGTGTACAAACCGCCGCTCGAATTGGAACAGCTTGTCGTCGTCACGGTAGATCAGGCTGGATGCCGGAAGGTAGTAGTTTCCTTTTTCGCCCAGGCGGACGATACCGTATTCATCAACCGGATGCCACTCGGTGTCAAACACTCCGTTCCCAAATGCATAGAATCCCTTACGGTTCCATCCCAGCTGGGTGATTTCTACCGCTGTCTCCGTCTGCTCGTACAGGTACATCTTCAGCCGGGTCATTTCTTTTTCGGTGGCCAGCCAGATGTAGTTACCCAATCCTTCGACTTTTTGCTTGAACTTGGATAACGATACCAGGTCTTCCTGCTTCATCTCTACGATTTCCTCTTGTCGGTTTTGGTTCTTGATGCGGTACAGTCGCTTGGGGTTTAGGGAGTCCTTAATATGGAACATGGGCAGCATTACGAAGTTCGACCATTGGAACTCCTTTCCCTCGTTGGTGGAGTAGTAGCAGTTGTTGGACTCGAAGAAACCATACTTAGCCAGCAGGTCGCGATTGATTGTCTGCGTCTTGTCGGCCTTGGATTCTGAAATCTTCTTTTTCTCCCGGTTGATGGCCGTAATCCATAGGTTCTTGTGGTTGTAGATTTTCTTCAGCTGCTCCAGGTACATCTGCTCTTTTATTTCGTCGCCTACCATTGCCACCATTTTGGCTATTTTGGTGACGGCTGCGCTCTTGTCTTCGGTGGTACCGTCTGCCTTGAACGCATATCCGGCATACCAGGTAATGTAGTCCACTTCTTCCAGGTCTCTGAACTTAGTGCGGCTGGTGCAGTAAGAATCCGGATCATTCTTTGTGTTGCCTTCCCCACATGGTATTTCTTTCACAGATACGGAGAAACCGCACTCCATTGCCAGTTGGCCGGACTTGATTACAGCCGCTATTCCGGTACCGTACTGCTCGCCGGGTTTCACAGCGTCCGCGTCTGGGAGGAAACATAGGGAAGTAGCGTATCTTTTAATCTGGTAGAACTGTTTTTTAGTCCAAGCGGCACCCAGTGAGGCGATGGTGTTGTTGATTCCGATGGACTGAAGGCGCATCACATCGGGTGCGCCCTCTACACAGTAGAACTTCTCTTCTTTTGCAGCCTGTCTGATGGCATTGTCTATACCAAAGATGCTGTCTGACTTGTCGTAGATGTCGCTTTGGCAAGAATTCAGGTATTTGGGCGTACCGTCCACTTCGCTCATGTCACGGGCTGTCCACCCGATGATGTTCCGGAACCGGTCGCGGATGGGTATCATGATGCGATCACGATAGAAGTCATAGTATCCGTCACCGTCCTTGCATTTCCGGATCAGGCCGCACTCCACCATCAGGTCGGCCGAGTATCCAGCCTTGATGGCTGCTTCCGAGAAAGCAGACCAGGAAGGGAGTGCGTAGCCGATACCCTGTTCCTGAGGGTATTGTTCGCCCCACCTTTGTTTGATTTTTGCCCGGGCCGCGTCAGCTTCCGGTTTTTTGAGATTATGAAGAAAGAACTGGGAAGCAAACTCGTTGATGGCAAACATAGACGCGCGTTTCCGGGCCTCTTTTATCTCTACCGGATTCTTCTGCTCTTTTTTATCCTCAATCTCGATACCGTATTTGTCAGCCAGCCAGTGGCACGCTTCGGGAAAATTCATGTTATTGATTTTCTCGACAAACTTAATGACGTTACCGCCTTCGTGACAGGCTCCGAAGCAGTACCATAGACCGCGTGCCTGGTCCACCATGAAGGAAGGGGTGTCTTCCTGGTGGAACGGGCAACAAGCCTTATACCGTACCCCGGCGCGTTGTAGTTGGACGAACTGTCCGACCACGTCGACAATATCCGCACGGTCGAGGATCTTTTCTATGTCTGAGTTAGCAATCATGTTTTAGAGTGTTTTGGGTACCGGCAAATATCATGTATTTGCCGGGTAAATAAAAGATAGATTAGAAGTGTATGTCGTGATCACGCAGACGGGTGTTGTTGTTGATGTTGTAACACCGGCCGAAGCCGTCCCATCGCACCCGCTTTCGTCGCTCGGAATTTTTGATGATTCCGTTGCTTAGCGACTTGCGGCTGATAATAATGTATCCGGTCACTTTGCGCACCAGCATGTCGGAGGTATAATAGACATGCTCAATCTGTTTTGTATGGAAGACGGATTCCCATTCTTCCATTTTGTGAAGTTTCATGTTTCCCATAATGCTACTTTTTAGTCTGCATAACACCATCCGAATATCTTGTAGTCGGGCACACAGAAGCTGACAGGTTTGCCGGTCATGTTCAAGCATAATTCGTGTGCCTCTGTGAAAACACCTTCGCTGCGCACATCGGTGATAGCATCACCGTCACATAGTTGGATGAATAACCGTCTGTTTTTATCTACTTTTTCTATGTCTTTAATGCCCAGATTAAGCCGTCTGGTAATGCCGTTGTCTAGTGTCACTTTTATTTTTGTAATCATAATCAGTACAATATATTATGTTTGTATGGTCGGAGTTCGTTGTATTTCATCTTTAGATTAATATAGAGGTATATATTAATGTTTCTCTGAATCGCAAAGTTGATAACCCCTGCCAGCACGTAATTGATTTTTGTTTCTGTATTTTGTTTCTTGTCTGATAATAAGTTAGCACAATCAAAGCAGAATTCTGTCCATGAAACTTTGAAATATGGCATCTTACCAATTAATTCATATTGCATGTATGTTAGTCCTATATCAAGTAGACCAGCTAAATCTAACAGTCTTATGCAAGTATCTGATATTTTGTCCTGGAACGTATCCTTTATATACTTCTCGAAAAGGAATTTATATAAATTGTCTTGCATAACTTTCTCTTTAAATAATGTGTTTTGATATTCATCTTTGAATTTTATTTCTTCAGCAAGTTTGTTAGTCCGATTCGCGTTTGTAGCTTCAGCAAGTTCTGTTATTACCATCCAAAGATAGTGTTCATCACTGTTTGTCTGTTCATGCCATCCATGCACAACAGCACAATGATAGGCTCTAAACTTTAGTGAATTTAGGTCTTCAGTTATTATTATAGACTTCAT